GTGGCTTTTCGGAAATAGGGTGAAGCGCCGGCGGTTATCTATCATTTTTCCGGTTTTTTGAGAGTCAAAACCCTTTGACTCTCGCGGATGAAAGACAACCGCCCTGCCACAGGGTTTAGGCCAAGGCGCGCTTGGCTTCATTCACGGCATCATTCCAGCCGCGCACCGCGGTGGGATGTGCGCGCATCAGTTCGCGCACCGTGTGTTCATGGGCCAGCAAGCCTTCCAGAGCTTCCTTCACGCTCTTGGGCTTGCCAGGTGCTTTTTTGATGATGCCGGCGCCCTTGGTTTCCAGTTCGGTGACAACTTCCGAAATCTGGGCTTCGCGCGCCGCATCCGGCAACTGGTTCCATTGATCAATGGTCAATCCAGTGCGGCGGTGCGCTTCACATACCACATCACCAAGCGGAACCTTCCCGCCTTCGCCAAGATCAAATTCAGATGGCTGGCGATCACTGCCAATAAGTGTTTGATAATGGGATTCATCCTCGCCTTCTTCTGCACCTGGCACGGGCAGCTTGGTGACGGATTGCTTCAGGCCGGTGGCTTTTTCTGCCGCCTTTACCTGTTTGGCCGCCAGTTCCTCGTTCTGATCTTCAGAAAGGGGTTTTTCAGGCTGCACAGGCTGCGCGCCGCCGCCCAGCGCGGCATCCAGTTTCACTGCGGTGGCCGCGGTGGAATCATCAGCGCCATCGCCGTTTTCGCCCAGCGCGGGCGGTTCATCAGAATCGCCTTGGGTTTGAACAGTCTTGCTGGCGTCATCTTCGCCCGGGCCGCCTGCGGCTTGGCCATCGGCGCCTTCGGTTTCAGCGCCTTCAGGGGCGGCAGGCGCGCTGTCATAACCGTGATACTTCAGAATGGCTTCCTGAATGTCGCCTTTCTTGTCACGGCCTTCCAGATTGATTTTTTCGCGCTGCGCGTGTTGGCGCAGCTGTGGCACCGTCATTTCATCGATTTCCTTGACTGTGGGGATTTTCTTGCTCATGGCGTGTTCCTTTATGCTATGATGGGTGGATGAAAAGCCCCTTTTTCAGAGCCTGCAAACCCACAATGGCACGGTTCTTTTCGCGCGTCAATGTAAGCGCTATATAAGCGCGTGCAGAATTTTCTATTTTTCCATTGTTTTCCCATAGGTTAGGAACAGATTACACCCTTCATGCGTTCTGGGGTGTTAGGCGCTGTTCTTAATGTTATACATCGGAAATCATTGCGCTTTCTGGCTTTTATCCCTTCTGTTGTCCTAACAGAAGGGATTGCCCTGCTTTATCACCGTATTTTTATACGGAAGAAAGTTCTTGCACCGACCAGCGCGCGCTGGTAATTTCATCATCAGATGGGAAGGCGGCACCGGGCCGCGCCACGGTGTTTCATCGAAGCCACCGCTGGCTGGGGTTCAAATCCCCGCCCATCACTTAACCTTAACAAAGAGGAAAACCACATGACTCCCATGACAGCAGGCCGCGCAGCATATGAAGCCTATTGCGCCACCACGGGCTGGAAATCGGCCGTAACGGGCGCCGACCTTCCGCAATTCGTGGACACGAAACCGGAAATTCAGGAAGCGTGGGAAAACGCCGCTGCCGCCGCGATCAATTTCCACGGCCCCGGCGAACAAGCCGCGGCATAACCGATGCCCAGCGCGGCCCTGAAAGGGCTGGCGGTCTATCCTGCGCGCCTGCCGCAGTCGGTGGATGCAAACAGCGGGCAGAGGGGGCGGGGCGCCCTGCCCCCTCTTTAATTTTCAAATAAAGGACGGGAATCCTATGCACATCAAAATCGGAACCACAGGCCGCGGTTGGGCCATCGCTGAATTCGCTGATCGCTATGGCGCAGCGTGTTCCATCCAAAAATCATCCCTTGCCACCGAAAACGCGATATGGCTGGGCGTGGATGATGCCGATCCCAAAATAATGGCGCGCGATGCCGCGGCGCATGGGGTAGCCACAGAAGAAACGGTGGGCTGGGTTCCATTCCCGATTCCGCAGGCCGTTCAGCTTCGCACGCGGATGCACCTTACACAGGAACAGGTGGCTGAACTTTTGCCGATTTTGCAACACTTCGCGGAAACCGGCGAACTGCCCGAAAAGGCCCCCTGCGCGGTGGGTGATGATTGTGAAGAATGTCGGGATGAAAAAGACAGTCAGGCCGCCGCTGTTGATGCCGCGGAAACCCTGCTTAGGCACAAAATAGGTGCGGCGCTGTATGAAAAATTTGAGGGAGTCAGGTTCACGCCAGAAAACATCGAAACGGTCAAGGCCCAAATGGTGCAAGTGATCGCCGCGGTGATTCAGGAAGTGGTGCCACCGCATATCCCGATGCCGGAAGTTTCCATTGAATTTGACAAGGATACATGCGGGCTGAACATCGAAATCAGCGCGCCGCCGCGGCCTGTAACGCTTGAATTCAAGGTCTGAAGATGCGGCCCGCGATTGTTAAAACAGGGTGACACCATGAAAGCCTATTTGCGCGGCCTGCGCCGCCGTTATATCGTGTGGATGGCACGCCGCCTGCCGGAATACAAAAGCGAAGAATTCAGGGCGATCATGCGCGCGGAACGGCGCGCATGGGCCGCCCATGATAAACGGCAACGGCCCCGCCGCTGAAGCGGGCCAAAAGGAAGGAAGAAAGCTATGGCAAAGAAGAACGCCGAACAGCAACCCGTGACAAAGGAATCCATCGCCGCTGAAAATGCTGCCGCAGCTGAAGCGCAGGCTGAACAGGCACCTGAACCGAAGTGCTATGACTTTGAAGGCATCGTGCGCGCGCTGGGTGAACAGGGCATTTCCAGTGTCACCCTAAAGGACTTCACCGCAGATCCTGAATCTGGCGCGCTGGTCGGCAAGGTGTTCAAGGTCGATGGCGATGTGCTGGCCGAAGTGCGCCTGGCGGGCGATCGCGTGGTGGTTCAAAGCCACTGCGAAATCTAAAAAAGCCTTGATATTATAGAGAAAGCCCCGCTTCGGCGGGGTTTTCTTTTACCTAAACAACATTATCACATCGCTGGGAACAGGCACCGACCGCGATGTGGTCATGGTCGAATTCACCGGCGCACCCACCCTCACCCACCACGCCACCAACCTTCCCCTGCCCAATAACGCCAATATCGTGGTGGAAGCAGGCGACAAGGCGATTTTCGCCCGCCGCGGCAGCGCGGGCAGCGCGCAGTGGGATCTGATCAGCTATCTGCGGAAATCGGGGTTGGCGCTGGGCAGCCCGAAAACTTACATTGCCACGAATTCCACATATTCGACTGGCACCAGCGCCATCCCGACCGATGGAACGGTGCCGCAAAGCAGTGAAGGCACGGAAATTCTCACCACCACCTTCACGCCCAGCCCGGGCACAAAGCGCCTGAAGATCAGCGCAAACACCAATGTGAACATAGGTTCAACGGGTGCATATGGTGCGCTGGCTATTTTCACAAACGATAGCGCCAGCGCTTTGAACGCCCGCGGCTTTTCAACGGTGAACGCATCAAACAACACCTTTGGGATTGGCTGTGATGCCATATATACACTGCCCGATCTGGGATCAATCACCATTTCCGCACGTATCGGGTGCAGCGGCACCTGGCGCGTGAATGGTGATAGCACCGGCACGATGTTTGGCGCCGCCGGCGTGTCGACTCTCATTGTCGAAGAACTTATGGATTAAGAAAGGGTTAATATGTCCAAGATCACCGATGCCATCGCCCACGCATATCCGGGCCTTCAATTTTCCATGATCAATGATGATCCGGCCACTATTGTGTGGGCCGATAAAGAACAGGCACTTTCCAGCGCCCAGATTGCGGCCGCCGTGGAAGATTTTGACAAGGCCCAGCGCCGCCGCGAAATCATCGCTGAACTGGCCGATATTGATCTGAAATCAATCCGGCCGCTTCGCGCCGGTGAAGGCGACAAGGTTCAGGTGCTGGATGATCAGGCAGCCGCCCTGCGCGCTGAACTTGCGGCGCTTTAAAGCCCTGCCAGTTCTTCACGCAATAATTGGGCCTGCCTGTCTATTTCTGCCAGTCTATCCCCCTCCCCTGCCCTTAAAGGCCGGATGCTGGCTAGATCAAGCGATGAAAGTTCTAAAATTATTTCGGCGCGCCGGCTCTCTTTTTCCACGGCAGGGGAGGGGGCGGGATTGGCATAATTACCATCTGACTGAAGGACTTGCCCCGCAATAACATCATCTGGCGCCGCCACAAAACCTTCCTGTGGTGACAGGGAAACGCTTTGAACCACTCCATTTTCAATCTGAACAAACTTCATTTTTACCCCTTATAAGTATTTCTTTATGTGAACCATATTCATACGCTCTGTGAAGCCACTCACGTTGAAAGTGGGCTGTGCGGTGCTGGCGCTTTTCGGATATATTTCAATTCTGAAAGTTTTACCGGCAGCAATGGTGAAAAACCATCGATGGCTTCCAAAACCTTTCATTGCTACGTTTGATTGGTTTTTATCGTTAAGGCCGCGCCCTACCTCAACAGAGTCGGTTACGTTATAAAGCCGCGCAACAGGATCAACCGTGCCCGTGCTATAAATGGAAATAAGGGCCTCAATATCATAAGTTCCAGCGGGCAGGGTGAACTGATTGCTTGCCAGTGTCACAATGCTATCGTCATCTGACTCTTCTGTGTTTAATGGCACTGTTTGCCATGAACGCGCGCTATAAGTAACCCATGAGCTGCCTTGTGCTAGTTCATGCACCAACCTTGCATATTTTACAGGTTCTGGCGCTTGAAGTGCTTTTCCCGATTTCCGCAGATAGCTGATCAGATCCCACTGCGCGCTGCCCGCGCTGCCGCGGCGTGCGAATATCGCCTTGTCGCCTGCTTCCACCACGATATTGGCGTTATTGGGCAGGGGAAGGTTGGTGGCATGGTGGGTGAGGGTAGGGGTTCCGGTGAATTCGACCATAACCACATCGCGGTCGGTGCCAGTTCCAAGCGATGTGATAATGTTGTTTCCGGAAACTGAAATGAAGTGAGAATCCGCGGCGCCAATGTTCGTGGTGGCGGCTGATGCAATCGTGGTGCCCTTGCGCTGAAGCACGCCAAGGTTGGCGCGCGCCGCGGCATAGTCGGCCAGCCCGGTCAGGTTGTCGGCCTTGTACATATCGCCGCCGGTGGCCAGCGCCTGAATGGCTTGGCCCAGCTGGGTCAGGTCGCCATCATCAGGAGTCAGGCCCGCCAGAACGATAGCGGCGACAATCTCGCGCATCGGGTGTTCGATAGCTTCCGCAGGGGGAATGGAACCTTCCGTGCTGGTGCTGGGGTTGGCGTTGATATAGGGGCGATCAGGATCCGCTTGGTTCCCGTTAATCGGCGGCACATAATACATATTATTCCCTACCCTTCATAGCTGAAAATTACCTCTGTGTGCGCGGGCTTCAGCTTGTTAATAATACACTCTAAATCATCCGCATTGTCAATCTTGGCCAGCGGATCCTTGCCAAGTTCAGACTGTGAAACGCGTAACCATGTCACGCGCGGTTCCAGAACTTCCACCCGCCAATAATAGCGCAAATCCAGCAATTCCGTCACGCCATAAACCACGGTGCTGGCGCCAATTTCTTCTTCCACCAGCCCACATTCGGACAGGCCGCACACGAAGGGCCGGAATTCCTTGAAAATGGTTTCATAGCCCAGGGCATCGGCTTGCTGCTTAAAATATCCGGTTGATTGCCCGCCTATGGCTGTCAGCTTCTGCACCACGCGGTTCCGGCGTTCTTGAATGGTCTGGCTAGGCGCAAAAACACATTCATCAGGCAGGCCGGTGATGCGTTCCCAATCGGTCAGGGTTTCCAGCGCCGTGCGCGGGTCGGCTTCATCCAGCATATTACCCACGCGGGAATCCACGCGGTTAAGTTCAAGGGAATAGGCTTCCACCATCGCATCGCGCTGGGCAGCGCCTTCACGCGGCCATGCAAGGCCCGTGGGCAGCAAGTTCAGAAGAAGGGCTTTATAATCCCTTACACCCATGTAATCACCCCGAAGGTTGCAATCTGGCCGGTTGTGTGCGTCACATCGGCGTTGGGCACGGTCACGCTGTTGTCGTTTTCACCGGCCGCCACGGAAACCGCTTCACGGATTTTTGAAAGCAGGATGGTGCCGCCAGGCTCGGCGGTACGGCGCAGAAGATCGCGCAGGGATTCTTCAACGGCGGCGCGCACTTCGGCTGTGTCAGGTGAAATTTCAATGGTGAAATCCAGCGGCACCCCAATGGGTGCGTAAACCGTCAAATCAGCGGTGGCAGGCCGGCGGCTTGGATCATCGATATATGCCTGCACCTCGGCCACCTTCCCGGCATCGGGGATGTTATCGGGCAGGCCATCCAGAACGAATGTTAGGCCAACCGTGCCAAGCCCTGTGGGGTTGGCATAGGCCCATGCGCGCGTGACGCCCGCCACCTCTTTGGCCCACTTGACGTAATCGAAAAGCGCGCCGCCGTGCGGGGCCTGCTGGATGCGGTCAATCAGCTTTGCGCGAAGGCTTTCATCAGACTCACTGTCAAGGCCGCCAGTCAGGCCACTGGCATCAGTGGTGGCGGCAGTGGAAATGCCTGCGATGGCGTTGACCATTGCGATGGCAGAACTGCCTGGTGTGTTTCCTGCCGTGCCGGCGTTGACCGCCTTCACCGCGATGGTGACGCTGCCGCCGGAAACCGCCCCGCTGGCGGTGGTCAGGAAAAATGCGCCATCGGAACGCTTCAGGCGCGTTCCTTCAGGCACCAGCGTGCCGTTCACACCCGTGAAGATCACATTGCCGGTGGCGTAGGTGGCGGCGGTGCGCTGAACACCCCAGATGCTGGCCCAGCGCGTCATATACTCGGCTATGGCGGTATCAGGAAACAGTTGCTGGATGGCCCATGCGATATAGCCATAAACAAGATGTACGGCCCCAGCGTATGCGCGGGCCAATATTGCAAGAAAGGAACGCGCCAGCAATTTTCCTGTGGAAAGGCGGGTTTCCACATCAGATATGATGCGGGAAACAATTTCAGGAAGTGAAGGGCGATTCCATGCCATGCGCTTTTGCCTTTATACGAAATTCAACTTTATGGAAGTGTTTTGCACCTTCATTTCGCTGTATTGTGCCACGGCTTCCCACAAATAGGAATATTGCTTTGATGTGCCGCGGGCAATCGTGATGGAAAGCTGAAGGCCGAACGGGCGCACCAACTGGGATTCCACTGTCACGCTGCCAGCGATTTCATCGCGCACCATCCATTCCAGCGCAGTTTCGGCGTATTCCTTGGCGCGCTGGGCCACTTCTGGCACTACCTTTTCGCGCTGGATAAGCCATAAAAGGCTGCCTGTTTTCATGGTGTCAATTTCTGGAAGGTCGCCCCACCAGCCGCGCATCGATGTTTCGCCATCCGGCAACTGTTCAGGCACCGGCGCGCGCGCATCGGTGAAAAGGGAAATCAGCACAGCACTGGCAAGGCCGCCATCGTGCAGAAGGTCGCCGTTGTCAATTTTCACATCCGCGCCGAAGTCATACCAAAGAAGCTGTGCATCGCTCATGTTCACATCCCCTGATTGGGCGAGTCTGTCGGGCCGCCCGGATTGTTGTTTTCATTATGGGTATGGCTATTATAGATTGTTCGCATCCCCGCCATATTATTGGGGTTGGTGTCGCAAGTGTCTATAATATCGCCGGTGACTTCCAAAACGGGGGTTTCCATCCGCACCTTTTCGCTGGCTTTCACCGTCAAAGTGGCGGTGTTAATTTCGATATTATTCCCACGCTTCAGAATGATGGAATCGCCTTCATCGGTATAAATAGCCACCTCGCCTTCGGCCAGCCCCTTCAGGCGAAACCGGCGATCATCGATTGCCACGATGATTCCGTGGTCACGGCAACCGCCCACGAATACCACCGCGGCTTCTGCGCCGGCTTTCGGAACGCTGGTGAAACCGTATTCCTGAAATCGTTCCAGTTTGTCGCGGGTTTCATTGCCCATAAGGGAAACCTGCGCGGTTTGGATTCCGCTGGCATCATTGACAAGGCGCAGCACCGCGCGGCCGATCGTCAACCGGACGCGGCGAACAAGGGCATGAAGTTTGCGGTCACTGGTATTCAAAATTCATCCTCATCATCATCTTGGCCCTTGGCCAGTTCCTCGGCTTCCAGATCGGGCTGCATTTTGAAGGCATCCGGGCGAACAAGTTCAAGGGTGGTGGTGGTGCCATCATCGTTAGAAAGCCCATAGGAAACTTCCTTGATCAGCATATCACCATCCACGCCCAGCTGCGGCAGATATGCCCGCACAAGTTGGTTTTCGCGCCACGGCGCGCCATCCACATCCCAATCGGCAACCGTGCAGGAAAACGTGGTGGCCTTGGCGGCGCGCACCGCCGCTTCCCACTCTGCCCGCGCCTGCGCCAGCCCTGCATCCACCGCCACTTCGGCCAAGATGATCTTGGGGCGGTATCGGGTCACGCCTGCATCACGCGCGGAACCCTGCGGCCCTACGGCTGCTTCTTCATCCACTTCATCGGTGCCCGGCTGCTGGCCATAAACATAATAGGTGCTGAATCGGTCGGAATCGTCATAGTTCGCTGATGCCTGAATGACGTTTTCGCCCATGAACAAGCCCGCCGGCGCGCGGTCGGTGCCATAGTTCCTGATCACCAGATTTCCTTCGGAATCTGATGATGGAAGAAGCCCCCGCATCCGGCACGCGCGTTCAATGGCTTCAAAAGCACTTTCCTGCTGGAAGCTGAACTTTTTGAACGGTCGGCCGGTTTCCACCTCAAAGGAAACGGGGATGCCGAAGGGCGCAGCCACCCGTTCGATGATTTCGCGCAGGGTCAGGCCATAGACTTCCTGCGCTTCAATAAGGGTGTCAGCGTCCACCATGTCAGCTGTGCGATCGCGGCCTGTCACCATCAGGGTGTGGGCGCCGCCTGAAATATCGATTGCCACGTTAAAGACATAGCCGGAAATAACCTTGTTCCCGTTCAGAAGAAGATCACATTTTGCGCCGCGCGGAACGGGGTGTGGATCCATCTTTGTAAGGCGCAGGCGAAAACGGCCAGCCATCGAATCAATCGACCGCACCACCTCGATTTCGTGCCATCCGGTGTATGCCGTGCCGTTGATCTGCAATTCCACATCAGCCATCAGATAGCACCTGAATTGGCACGCCGCCAGGCACGAAGCCCGGATGCCGCAGTTGGTTCCGGTTCACAATATCATCGGCGCGCGTGGTGCTGCCGTATTGCTCATAGGCCACCACCAGCGCGGGTTCAGATTGACGGATAACGATATTGCGAAGGCGCGGGATAGTTTCGCTGTTTTCCGGCACTGCGGCCGCAATCTCGCGGCGCATGGCCTGCATGGCGGTATATTCATCATCGTTCTGGCTGGATTCCAGAAGGGCATCGACCTTTTGCAGCACCGCGGTGCGCGCTTCAATGGCTTCTTCATAATAGGAAAAATCACGGCCCACCAGCGCTTTGGTTTCGTTCGCCACCGCTGCGGTGCGAACAAATCGTTCCACGGTTTCAGCGTTCTGATTGATGGCGCTGGCCACCACCGATGTTCCGGTGGTTTTCTCTGTTGTGAAGTCAGAAAAGCGTGCGAAATTCGCACCGCTTTCCTTGTCACCCACGCCAAGATCAAGAACCCCGCCGAACAGGGAAATCAGCTTTCCCGCCACCCCGGCAATATCGCTGATCAGGGTCTGGCTGGGAAATGCGATTTCGGCAAGGTTGGCCACCCAATCGGCGGCCTGATTGATCTTGCTAATGCTGGTCTGGCCATTGATGCCACCGGCCAACTGGATGGCAGAAAACACCCCTGAAATATCGGAAAGGCTGCCGCCGTAGGCTTCGCGCACATATTCAGAAATGCCATCCACGTTGATGCCGCCGGTGAACAGCGTGCGGGCCACAGATAGCAGATCATCCGCGCGCATGACCGCCAACTGGTTTGGCAGGGGGGCGGCGGTTGGGAAAGACTTTGCGCCAGCTTCCACAAAGGAAAAGGTGACTTCACAAAAGCCGCCATCGCGCTGGCTTTCGCGCACGCGCAGTTCTTCTACCTTGACAGTTTTCCGGCCCAGATACGGGTGGACAAGCTGGCCCACCTCGCCACTTTCTGCGGCGTCCAGAAGGGCATCCCGCGTGGTGGTATAGTTCGCCCCCACCAGATAGCCATTGACCGACCAGCGGCGGGCCTTGCGCCCCATGTCCTCGGTATAGGGTTCATCCCGCAGCGGGTATTCATTGACCACCAGGCGCCGGCCCACAGCGGCTTCATGGTCTTGAACCTTGAACTGGATGCCGTTGAAACTCGCGGGAAGAAGGGTGTCACGCCAAGCCATCAATAACCCCCTGCCATCGCAATGCCCTGATCGACGGTGACATTGCTGTTCTGGTTTTCCACAACGCTGGCGCGGGTGCCGGCCGGCGCGTTCTTAAACGAAACTTCAACCTTCGCCTGCCCGGGCGGCGCGGCGGCGGCGCGCTGGGCCGCCGTGAAGCGCTGGCCGGCGCCCTGTTCGCTGGCGGGCACACCTTCATTGATGTTTGCGGCAGCCTGCCCAAAGCTGAAGTTTGCGGCCTTGGTAAGCCATTCCGGGGCCGTGCCCAGCTTGTTCCACAGGGCTTCAACCACCTTCAAAACGCCTTGGAAGGGGGTCAGCAAGGCATCGATGATCACCCCGCCCAGCACGAAAAGCGCGTTTCCAAGGCCGCCGGCCATCTTGACCAGAGTCATAAATTGCCAGATCAGATAAGCGAAAAGCCCGGTTAGCAGGGTGATCTGCGCGAAAAGGGCGGCGCCCGCCAGCGTGATGCCGCCAATCGCGCCGATGATGAAGGACATTGCCATTGCCAACTGGCCAAAGATCACCAGAAGCGGCCCCAGCACGGTGATGAAAAGGGCAAAATAAACGATGATCTTTTGCTGAAGCGGGGAAAGCTGGGTGAACCAGGCGGTCAATTCCTTAACCTTCTGGCCCATAAATTCTAGCTTTCCGGTCAGGTCAACTGCCTTGGCAGCTGCCTGCCCGAACTCGGCGCCAGCGAACATGACAGTATCTTGGAACGCCGCCCAGATGCCAGCAAGGGAACGGCTTTGGCGTTCCATCTGGTTTGCGAACAGGCCGCCTTCTTCCCGCATCGATTGCAGCGCGCGTTCGATCATCGGGAATTTCAGCCTGCCCTGTTCTGCCATCTTGAATATTTTCTGTTCAGAAACCCCCAGCTGCTTCGCCAGCACGCTGATGATCGGGATGCCGCGGGTTGCGAACTGCCGCAAGTCTTGCGTGAAGGCTTTGCCCTTGATCTGTAATTCCGTGTAAAGCGGAATCATTTCATCCAGCCTGCGGCCGGAACCGGCGGCAATGTCACCCAGCATCCGAAGGGTAGGAATCAGCTTTTCGGCAGATGTGCCGGCGGCCAGAAGCCCGGCGGCGGCGTTGCCAGTGTCGCCAATATCAAAAGGCGTGCTGGCGGCAAAGGTTTTAAGTTCTTCCATCAGGTCAGCGGCCCTTTCGGCAGAACCGACCAGAGAAGAAAACCTGATTTCAAGCTGTTCAAGGTTTGCCGCTGATTTCAAGGCATAGCGGCCCATCAGCGTCATTGGCAGAGTGACTTTCAGGGAAAGGTTCTTGCCAAGCTGATCAGCCTTGCGCCCTATCCTGTCCAGTTTGCTGCCAAAGGAAGCAAAGCCGCTGGTGAACTTGTCAATCGCGGAAATGATGATTTCAAGCGGGAACCGTTTTGTCGCCATCAGCTGCCCCCCTGTGCATCTGCTTCCATTCTCATGCGCTGAATCGCTAGATCATACCAAAATAGCAGATCATCCGCATCCATATCATAGAGCGTTTCAGGTGAAATGTAAAACGGTGCGCCAGCTAGGCAGGCCCAATAAGAAGAAAGTTCTTCTAGGGGCCATCCGGCAAAAAATCAGCCACCTTTTGCATGATAGCGGTCAGGTCAGTGGCAAGATCAAGTTCACCCACGAATCCTTCAGGCTGTCCGATCAGGCGGGCAATCAGCTTCAGCTGATCATCCATGTTCTGGGCCACGTTCTTCAGGCCCTTCAGGTCTTTGCCCTTGGGCCGGCGAACCGTCACTTCCGTGATACTATCATCACCCCATTGGACAGGGTGCGCCAGTTTGATAACTGTGTTTTCTTCTTTTCCCATCTTTTAGCCCTTTTTTATGTGATTTCGCGCGCCGATTCGCCGGTGAAGCGAACAGCAATATTGCCTTCCTCGGTCTGCACGTTTCCTTCGCCGCTGAAGAAGGCGTTTTTGAAAACAACCGTTTTCCCGTTCGCCAGTTCCAGCGTCACCGTGGCTTCCGTGATGTTCAGAAGCGCTTTCACATCAAGTTCGATGCGGTCGGTAATCTCGCCCTCGCAATATGCTTCCTGCGGAATCTCTTTGAAACCGTGAAGCGCATCGTGGCCAATAACGGCATCACGCTTGGGCGCGCCAAGGTTATAGGTGAACTGACCCTTCGCATCATACTGCTGGCCATCAACCTTGATGAAAATTGTACCGCCTACGCGCCTAGCCATGTGTGTTCCTCCTTAAACCAAGAACTGAATCTGAATTGCAGTGACGCGCAGCTGGTTCACCAGGTCAGGCGGCAGGCGCACATCGATGCGGTTGGGGTCGCTGATGTTGCGGGAAACAATCAGATCCTTTGCGAACTGATCGGCACCTTCCACCAAGGCGATGAACTCCCATTCCTCGAAAAGGGAAACCAGTTCTGCCTTGATAACCTTGGGCGTGACAACCGCTTGGCCGGCGCCAAAGCGCGTGCCATCGTTTGCCAGCTTGTGGCGTGGGTACTTCAGAAGCAGGCGGTTGCGAACCGACCAGCGGATATAGGAAAGCGTGAAAAGCGTTTCCACATCCAGATAAGCAGGATCATCCGCGCCAAAGGCGTTTTCCTTGTACGTGGTGACAGAACGCTGAAGGCGAACCACGCCGCTGGCGTCCGTGTAAGCCGTGGCAATTCCATCATAAAGCAGAATGTTGTTTTCCTGCATGGTGAATCGATCAGCGCGCGCCGGCGCCTTCACGTAGTTCATGGGCAGGGTTTGCGTGGGCCGCGCAGGGTCGATGGAACGCTGATATGCTTCCACCGCGGCATATGCCGCCGCGTTGGCAAAGGCTGGCGTTGGAACGCCTTTCATGCCCATGACGGTCAGGAATTTTTCGTTGTGGCTGTCGCCAAAGGTGCCAAGGTTGGCGTGCGTATCGTCTTTGAACGAATATGCCACCGCTTCGATCTGACGCAGCGGGCCAGCACGGCTTGCCAATTCCACCTTCAGGTCGGAAAGGGTTGCGCTGTCCGTCCACGGGCACACAATCACGTTATAGTGTTCATCGCCCAGAAGCGGCCACAGGGTATCAAGATCAACCGCGCCGGTGCCGCCGGTCAGTTGGGTGATGGTCACGCCAGTGCCAGCCGGCAGAACCTCGCCATCGAAATAGTTCACGCGCATATTGATGGTGTTGCCCAGAAGGCCGATTTCCAGCGCGGTGACGTTCACTTGCGTGGTGTCGCTGCCATCAACCGCAGCCGAAACTGGAAGGCCCGTGGCGGCGTTAATAGCCGCCGCAACCGCCGTTGCAATCTGCGCTGCTGTCTGGCCGGAAGCCACTGCGATCTGCAAGCGTTCGCCTGCGATATAAAGGCTGATTGTGCCCGCGGCAGTGGAAGGGCCTGTGAAAACAAGCGTGCCTTCTGCTTCTGCGCCGGAAGGGTTGCCGAATCCAGCCGCCCACAATTCTGTGATGGTGTTTTCAGTGAACCAAGCGCGCGCCATCAGGTGAAGGCTGGAACCGGGGCCGAACAGTTCAGACGCCTGCGCGGCGCTCGTGATGCGGCGGGGATTCAATGTAGTGACTGTACCGCTGGCAAGTCGCTGGCCGATCATCAAAGCCTTGAAAGGCTGAACACCTGGGCCTTGGTTCGCGCGCGTAGAGTCGTATTCCGTATAGACATACGGAACGCGAATCTGCAAAGGGATTTCATTGAAGGAAATTGCAGCATCAGCCATGAAAAATTATCCCTTCTTCTGGTTTTGCGGTTTGATGGTCGGCGCCGATGCCGGCGTTTTTTCCTCGCGCACCACCAGATCGCCATCGGAGATTCGGCGCTGGATGTAGCTGGTAAGCATCATGTTAGAACCGCCCGCAGGAATATGGCTGTTGCCATGTTCTGCGCGCACTTTAACACCATCACGGGGAATGACGAAAACCTGTTTCATGGCTTTTACTTTCTCACATTTTTAAGGTTGGGGCAAGTCAATGGATTCTTCAAAGGTCGGCGGGTCGGCTGGCGGGGCATCTGCTGGCTTAATCTGCACTTCAAATCCTTCCAGCGGGGTGGTGGCTGGTTCGTGGCGGGTCATATAGCGCAGGGCAAAGCGCAGGATCAGCGCGCCGGTGGCTTTTTCGGCGTTCTGAAGGGCCATGTCAAAGCCCGTGCATTGCAGATCATCAAGAATTTCCTTCAGTTCCGCGCTTGCTTCGGCGCGAATAAGGAAATCTTCTATTTTCTCGCCATAGTGATATAGCACTTCCTGAAGATCATCGCCGCCTTGCGCCACATAGGCAATCACCAGTTCATCGTTCCGGTCATAGTCGACTCCCGAACCAAAGCGGCTTGAAGCGCCGCGCAGGATGCCAACCTTGATGCCGGGCAATTCGGTGTCAGGATCAAGTTCGCGGAAAGGATTGCGGAAATAGTTTTCATCGGCCACATCGGTAACATTCGCATCCTGAAGGGCCGTGATGATAGTTTCAATGATGGTTTTGCGGTTGCTTTCGTTCGCCATTTCACACCTTTTCCAGCACCAAGGTGGCGCCGCCTTCGCCATCTGGTTCCACAGCGCGGATGCGGTATTCAATGCTTGTGGCGTTTTTGATGATGATATTATTCTTCACAGGGGCCACCGCAAAATCTGCCAGGCGAACACCCACATTTGGTTCAGAACTCATAACCTGAACGCCAGTGTCAGGGTCGGCTGTCATATAGGCATCCGACCAAACCCCGGCAAAATCCTGATCTGGGCCTGAAGCGGGCCGATGCGTGAAAGGCTGCCCAAAGAAGGGGCCGGATGTGGCATGGCCCAGAAGGCGATTCACTTTGCTTTCCCATCCCATCTTTCATTTCCTCTTAAAAAAAGGGGCCGGCCGGTTTAAACGGCCAGCCCCTTTTTCTGATCATCAGAATAAGGCTTAGGCAACCGCCGTAAGGGCGATGCCATCCAAGCGCACCGTGCCGGTGGCGCTGGGGTTGGCTGCGGCCGCACCAGCAACGCCGCAGGCATAAAGGCCCGTTGCGCTGGCAGTGGTGAATCGCTTGTTCGTGTTATCCCAGAAGATCAGCTGGCCTTCTGTCCACGCTTGCGCCGAAACCTTGGTGCCTTGAATAACACCGTTCACTTCGCCAGCGAACTGTTCGCCTTCCAGTGCCGTGGTCAAAGGAACCACCAGAAGCACGCCGATCAGAACCGGGGCGCCAGAAACCACACCACCCGAAGGGGCGGTGAAGGTCATGTTTTTGCCATCTTTTACGTAGTTTTTCACGGCTTTTGCCTTTCTCTTTGTGTTTAACCAGCCCCTTCAGTATGCCGGGCGACTTGCGCCGCCCGGCTACTTCATAGGGATTATGCGTTGTTCGTGGACTTGGCAAGGCCGCGGAAGTCGATGGCCTTGGCCACGAAGTCATGGCGAACCTTGAATTCCACGCCATCGCGGGTGAAGCCTTCGCGGCTTTCCAGATAGGGCATGGTTTCACCTTCCAGATAGGCATATTCGATGGTGTCGATCTGGCTGGGGTCGGCAGCCATGAAGAAGTTCGTGGTGCTGGCCGCATCCAGAAGCGGTTCCACGATCACATCAAAGCTGCTGGCGTAGGGGTTCACCGCGGTGGTGGTGTTTGCGATGATCTGCGCCTTCAGCTGAAGTGCCACGGTTTCCAGCGCTGCCGGAACCATCAGATACTTCGGCATGACGTTCAGAACATCTTCGCCGCTGGGGTCTTTCTGGGTACGCATCAGGCTGCGGATGGTGCCAAGGCCGGCCACGTTCAGAAGGGCATTTGTCAGGTTGCCGTGCGCGGCGTTGAAAAGCGCCACACTGTCCGACATATTCGGGTTTGAAGTGATGATTTCCCAAACAAGGCGGTTTTCAAGGCGTGCAGCTGCCGCTGCCATCTTTGCCGGAACGCGGGTGAAAGCGTCCAGATCATCGTTGACGATCGCTTGGCGGGTGATGGCAAACAGGCGGCCATAGGTCGCCAGGCGGTAGGTTTCGCCGTTCTCCACCATCGTGCCATATTCGTATTCAGCGCCTTCTTCAACCTTCTTCAGGCTGGTGAAGTTGCCCAGATTGCCGCGCGTCACGGGTTTGAAGTCAGGAAGCGTGGTTTGGCGGGCAAAGGGCATGAACGTGCGCGGCGTATCAGCATACGCTTGGCGCAGGCTCTTGTTCGCCACGTTGGCCAGAATAATCGGGAAGTCGCTGGTGCTGTGCATTGCACGGCCAGCGATTTCCATCTTGTTCATGCCGCGGGCATCTTTGCCGACAAATTCGCGGGCAATGTCCATCAAGGACATACCGCGATATTGGCGGCCGGCATCGGTAATCTGAACCTTGCCGGGTTCTTGGCGATGAAGAAGGGCGTTTTCAACAGCCGCCATGCGGGTGTCTTTTTCGTCCTTGGTGATTCGCACATCGCCGCGGATGGTGATTTCATCATCCTTTTTGGCAAGGTGTTCAATCACGGCGGCGCGCACGGCATCAACCGTTGCACCATCTTTGATGTGCTTTTCAGCAACATCATCGGTCAGGCCGACCGATCGCACGATGGTGCGGATTTCTTCGCTTCGCTGGCGCTCGGCTTTGACCGCTTCCGCGCGCGCATCATCCAGCGCCCGCTGGTCAAGCGCGGGGGCTTGCGCCGCAGGCTGAACCGCAGGGGTGGGTTGTGCGCCGGGGTCGTTACGGGTGGCGCCGTTTTCTTTGTCTTTCGGATCCATGTTTTCACCTTTCAAGGTTGTTTCGGCTTGGCCGCCTATAACGATGCAGGGGTGGTTTTCTTCCTTGTGGCGAACGCCTGCACCCGCGTCTGCCGGAACGGCAACCATACTGATTTCATATGGTTCCCAATCGATTGCCCGCATACGTTTCACTTTGTCACCATCGGGGGTAACATCCTGAAACCTGTGGACTACATATCCAACCGAAACATTGCGGATGATACCAGCCACAATGTCCTTCCAATAACCTTCCACATCCGCGCGTTCGCTGAATTTCAGCGTGGCGTGCGTTTCATCTGCTTCCAGCACCGTGCCCATCACATTGGACAGATCATAGTTGCGGTGTGAATTCAGAACAGGAACCGCACCTTGCTGGAAACGGTCAAGGCGCACATGGCCCTTTTGCGTGGAAAGTTCTTCATAGAAATCTTCATCCCAGAAGCGCTGGCGAAACACTGCCGCGCCGCTGGTGTATTGAACCCGAACAGTGCGTTCTTCCATATTGATGGAAGAAGGCTGAACAGTGGCAGCACGCTGCATCATCGGCATCGCGCGATTTTGTTCCTGCTCTTTGTTCTTTTTGTCCATACTGGTGCCCCCAGAAAACCTATTCGTTAAATCCTACATGAAACCCGCGCGGAATCAAGTCTGTTATTCTTCATCATCCCCGCCGGCTTCAGATGAACTGCCTGCGCGGGCATCTGCCAACGGTCGGCCGCCCGAAGTCAGCTTGCGCGGGTCACTATCCAGAAGGATGCCTTTATCATCAAGCGCCTTATTGCCTGCCGCGATTTCATCCAGCACTTCTTCAGGGTCAAGGCCAAGGCGCTGCTGTTCGCGGAACAGACTTGTCAGGCCACCGCGGATGGCTTTAATGGCGGCAGGAACTTCTTTGGTGGGATCCATCATTTCGCGCTTGGGCATAATCCACTTCATATAGGCATTTTCCGAATTATAGCCCATGATGGTGCAGCCGCCAAAGAACCACGCCGCGATGCGGTCAAGGATCATGGCCTTCAGCACGTTGTTCTGCCAATGCGTTATATTTCGGCCCATTTCAATCCAGCCAAGGCGGCCAGAACTATAGTTTACGCCTGAATAGTCGCCTGTCATGGCTTCATAGGTGATGCCGTATGCCGCCGCCACGCCCAGAAGATTCGCACGGGCATATTCACCATATCCGGAAACGCCAGGCGGGTTGGCGAATTGCACGCTTTTTCCAAGTGGCAGATGTTCCATGATGCCGGGCTGCACGAAATCTTTTTGCGTATCGGTGGGGCCTGTGGCAGCAAGGCCAGTGGCGCCGGCCGGCGATGCCGAAGCATCGGTGATGAACACAGAAAAACAGGCGGCGATCTTCTGGCGCACCAACTGTGCATCCTCGTAATCGTCATAGTCCTTCAGGCGGCGCACGCCAGCATGGCACCACGGCACGCCGCGGCCCTGCCCTGCCCTGTCAGGGTCAAAAGCGTGGATGATTTCACTGGCGGGGATGCGGAAAGACTGGAAGGCACCGCGCGCGGCGGTCACAACATCGCCGGGGTGGGCTTCGCGCAGCCAATAGGCTACACGTTCGGCGCGCTTGCTGAACTCGATGCCGCCGACAATGTGGCCGCCATTAGATAATTCGCCATCCTTGGTTTCGTCCAGATAATCAGGTTCCAGAACCTGAATCTGCACCGGGATAGGAAGGCCATTGTTCACGCGGCGATAACGCCGGCGAATAATCACTTCCCCTGATTCCACCACGCAGTTGATGGCCTGCGCCAGAAGGCCGCCCAGCGTCTGCATACCCTCGGAATCAATATTTGTGGTGTTTGCCCAATCCCAGAACACGTTCGCCAGCTTTTTCTGGGCGGGGCCAGTGACTCCTGCAATCTGGCCCTGTGGCCCTGCGCCCACCACGTTGTTCCTGATCACGCGCATTGCGTTCTTGGCCCAAGGATTGTTCCGGGTCAGGTCGCGGCTGGAATTACGCAGCTTGGGAAGGGATGGAAGGATGGCGGCGTTCGCGCTGCTTTCGGGGCGGCGCCATTGCTGGAAGCGGGATGAATTGCTGGCGCCATCATACCGCCGCACCTTTGCCATCATATCAAGGCCAAGGCGTGCCTGCTCTCTTTTCAGGCCAGTGGCTGGGCTGAAAAAAGAAATGGTGCGATCCAGAATGTTGCGCTTGGGAAAATCTTCATTATTTTTCATAGGCCAGAACCATAAACCCCGATCAGGCGGCGGCTGCCGCTATTATTCCCGCCATCTTGCTGCGCCAGGCAATCTTCCATGATCTGCTTCAGCTTTAGCATATCGGACAGGCTGCGATATTCCACTTCCTTATCCTGATACTTGACGCGCAGCGCACCTTCCGCGATCGCCGCGTTAAGTGCATCAAGCTGTTCCTGTGTCCAACTGCACGCCATCAGATAAAAGGCCCCTCTTTACCCGTGAACGGGTTCACGGTCTTTTTGGCTTCCGGCTTATTGTGCTGTATTTTCGGCAATTCTTCAAGTCGGGTTTCCAGCTGGGCATAATGTTCTTCCACAAAGCGGTCAAGGCCATAGACATATGCGGCCGCGCGCGCGTAAACACGGCAATCCAGTGCCTCGTTTCGCTCATATTTCTTTTCCCACCTGAAGGCGGTCTTTCCGTTGATGGTGCGGCGCACGCGCTGTTCTGCTGTCAACTGCTGGAAATGTTCTTTTTCATACTGCGGCCAATGGCAGAAGCCATCCGGTTCAGGATGGCCTTCATCCAGCGGTGGCGGTTGCCTGAAGAACCCATAAAGTTCTGTCTTGATCACGGAACTGCCGACCGGCCACAGCTTGGTGCCGCGGTAAATCTTTTTCCCGTGAATATCAATATCCACATCCTTTGGCGGGCCAACTGGCACCACCATGTTATCCATCCCCTTGATGGCCATCACGCGCGGGTCGGACACATCGCGCACCTGTTTATAAACAATCTGTGTTTGGTCAGATGAATCCACCGCCAGCATTTCAATCTTCAGCCGCGTGGCGCTGCCCTCAATCGGCCATGTTTCGGACAGGCACCCCCACAGCTTTGCCCAAACTTCCGCATCTGATGTGTCGCCCTTCAGCACGCGATAATCGACCGACCAGCTGCGGAAGCGCCGGCCCCATCCCACCACTTCAATTTCGATGCGGTCGCGCTGAATATCCACGCCTGCGGTTAAGAAAAGGATGCCGCGCGGGCACGTATTGAAAGCATAATCATCCCGCCTGCGATAAAGCGCTTCCCAATCCGGCACATCGCCTTTTTCGCGCCATGTTTCGGCCAGCACGGTGTTCACGAAAACCTTCAGTTCGCTGGGCCTGCCCTTAGCCTTCAGGAAGTCGGTGACAATATCGGCCCACGAATACCAGCCCAGCGGCGAATAAAGGGAATTCAGGAAATAGCCTTTATGGTGCTTGATGTGCGGGGCGTGCGCGATCCAGTCACCATGTTCCAGTATCCACGTTTTCTTGTGTTCTGGAATAAGGCTGCCGCAATGCTGGCACATATAGGCCACAGTTTCCGGCAAGTCCTTTTCCTTGCCGGTCACTTTGTCCACCTCTTTATCCCACACCAGATTCCCGAACTTCAGAACCTGTTTTTCCTCGCAATCCGGGCAGGGGATATAATAATGCCGCTGGTCTGAATCCTCAAAGCTGGTTTCAATACGGGAATTGCCGCTTTCCGTTGGGGTGCTGGTAATCAGGATTTTAGAATTGCCGAAGGTGCGCGTGCGGGCCTTCGCCAGGTTCACGGGGTCGCCTTCACCGTCCACATCGCCGGGGTATCGGTCAACTTCATCCATGAACAGGTAGCGGATGGGCATAGATGCAAGGCCGGCCGGCGCGTTGGCGCCCGCCATGATCAAAATGCCGCCTTCAAATTCCTTGGCCCATTGGCTGTTCCCGCCCTCGCGGGATTTCTGTTCTGCCACCTTTGCCCGCAGATTGGGCGTTTCGTTAATAGCGGGGTCAAGGCGCTGCTTCACCACCTTCTTCACCATGTCGGTGTTCGGCTGCACCATCAGCATGGGGCCGGGCGCAAGGTCGATGATGGAACCGATCCAGTTCAGGCCCGTTTCCGTTTTTCCCAGCTGGGAACCAAAAAGCATGGTGACTTGCTTTGTTGGATCCTGCGGTGAAAGGGCATCCATCGGTTCGCGCAGATATGGCGTGCGGCTAGTGTTCCACCGGCCCGGCTCGGAACTGGCGCGGCTGGAAAGAAGGCGATATTCATCAGCCCATTGCGAAACGGTCAGGTGTACGGGGTCAGGCTGGATGCCGCGAAAAAAGGCCGCGGTGAAGCTATCCTGCGCCGTTGCAAGTTCAGCTTGCCCTTCATTTACTGCGCTTGGTGCCGACATTTTCCACCTGTTGCAAGTCTTTTAAGCCCTCGGCCAGCTGCGCGCGCAGATAAATGGCAATTTCCCGCGGTTCTGTCATGTGCGCCAGTTCAGCGCATACCCGTTCCGGCAGGCCCATCAGGGAGTCGCGCACGTTGCGCGCCACGCGGAAGGCTTCAGCCTTCACCTGGTCAGCGCGCACCAGTGCGCCTGCCTTTTCCTGATATTCCAGCTGCGCCAGCTTTGCGGCAAAGGTTTCTTTGACCGCCCGCGCGCGCTGGTAATTGCTGGATGTGCCCGCATCCATTTCCTTGGTGGCTGCCTGCTTCGCGGTATCACGTTGTTTTGATGGGTCGATGTTGTCGGCCCATTCTTTCAGCCCAGCGGCAAGGTCAATTTCATATTTCTTTTTGCCGCCCTTAGCTGTTTTGACTGTCACGGATTTTTCGGTTAGAACACCGGCCTTGATTGCGGTGGAAACCCTTTGTTTAGAAACCCCCAGCTTGTCAGCGAACTTGGCCGCATCTACTTTTTCGGCCACGGTTCACCCCCTGAAATCGCTGGGCATGAATTTTGTTTTCTTGCGGTCATATGGCGCAGCTTTCTTTTTCTTGGTGGTCAGATGGAAGGCGGTGGAATCGGGGCACCTGTAAACCTTGGCGCGGTTGCGCTTCTGGCGTAGGTGTTCGGCTTTTTCGCGGGCGGCATCACGGGTGGGATAGCATACTTTCCCGCAGGCGCAGTTTTCCATCTTCCTATGCCTTTCCTTTCTTTGCCCCCTGCTTTTTCTTTGGGGCGGTTTCCTTCGGCGCGCGGCCGGCAGCGCGCGTGTCGTTCAGATATGCTTCACAGATGCGGGCCAGTGCATTGCCGGTGTCATTTTCGTTCAGGCCATCACGGAACGGGCCAGCCTTGATTGCGGCCCGAACCGCGGCCTTAACCTTGTCCAGTTGCTTCTTATGGAATGTATATGTTACATCCTTGAATTCGCTTTTCTCGGCGGCGGCAGGCGGCGGTGCTTCATTCTCGCCATCATCAGCGCCAAGAATATCTTCCAGTTCATCTTCATCAAAGCCTGTCAGGTCAAGGTTGAAGCCTTCCAGTTCCAGCGCTGCCAGTTCCTCGGCCAGCTTTTCTTCATCCCAGCCAGCGTTTTCGGCAATCTTGTTATCCGCTATCACCAGCGCCTTCACTTGCGTGTCGGTCAGGTGATCGATGATGATCACCGGCGCCATGTCCAGCTTCAGCTTGGTGGCGGCTTCAATCCGTCCGTGCCCGGCAATCAGCGTGCCATCCCCGCGGGCCAGAACGGGGTTCACAAACCCGAATTCTGAAATGCTGGCGGCAATCTGCGCGATCTGGTCGGCGCTGTGGGTGCGCGAATTATTCGCATAAGGCTTGAAAAACGCTAGAGGGCGCATTTCTACCTTGGCAGCGAAGCGTTCGGTGATTTCGTGGTGTTTTGTTCCCATCTTCTAACCTATTGTTTAGTCAACACAAATTATTTTCCGCAAACTAGAGAACGTCCGGGATCGCGCGGCACC